GCTCAATGTAACGTGAACCGCCTCTGGCGCTTCTCTCTAGCCATTCCTGGAGCCTGACAGATTTACGTAGATCGTTTACGTTTATTTCGTTTACGATATTGACTGGATCGCCTGAGCCCTGGATGTTTACGCCTGTTTGTCCTACCTGGTTGCCTCCTGCAATGAATTGTGTCTGCAGGGTTGATCCTGTTGTGGCTTCTGATCCGTCCAGGTTCTTAACTTCTGTTCTGAATCCTGATGCGGTAGGTATTAGGGCTGTGTCTCCTCTTTGTGCCCAGGGCAAGGCTGAGGTATAGTAGTCTTTTTCCCATGCTCTGCGCCTGATTGCGCATATTTTTTGCATTTCTGTGAGTCCTGCTGTGCCGTCGGTTTTGTCGTAATCGATTGCGTCTGTGAGGTTTTGGTCCCGGTAGTATTCATTGTAGATTTCTGTATATGCTCTGAAAGGAAGACCTGATACATATTGGTTGTCTGTTCCTACAAATCCATCCATTGTCGGGAGTCCGAAATAGTCGGATAAGTTTCCTTTTGTGAAGAGGGATTTTGAGACCTGGTTCATTACTACCTGGGGGTGCTCTGGCATGTCTGTGCCATCTTTGCCGCCTGTGATGAATGATTCCCAGTTATCCCACACGATTCTATTCGGGACGAAAAAATAGTGAGTGTACACATTTATTCTGTGCATAACTGGGGCTGTGAGAGGGCTCATTCTGAGTAATAGCTCTGTATTGACTTTGAAATTGTCTCCTGGAACTATCTCTTCCAGGTAGATAGGTATTAATTCGCCCATATTGAGCGAGAGTTTACGCTCATGAGATAGATTGAATTTTGACTTTTTTGTTCGCATTCCTGCGACATTTGAAAAGATGCTCATAGTCTTTGTTTTCTGCGTTTGTTTAAAATGTATTTTCTGTGGTCTCTTTCTTGTTGTTCTCCTGCAAAAGGATCATCTGGGTATTTATCGAGTATTTTCTGTCTGAATTCTTCCTTGCGTTGTTCGAAAATCTCCTGGGCTTTTGCGTTTATCTCTGGTAAGTCCTCGTTCGTGAATATTTTGCGTTTATAGCAATTGTATAGTACTCTGCGTTGTTTTGTTTTAGAAACTAGTTCTACGCTTTTCTGCTCGTGATGCTGATAGTAGTTGTTCACTACGTATCTAGCACCGAGTATTGGTTTTCTGGACATTAAGGTAAAGGGCTTTTGCTGCGGTTTGACGTGGTTTGCGTTTTTTAGCAACATGTAATTTGTCACGTAACGAATTGATTTTGACGTAACGTCGCCGACCTTGATATGACCTTTGTTCCATATTGTATCTAGTTTCTGGATTACTTCTTTTTTGAGGTTGAATATGATCGCATGATAGTGCGCTCTTTGTGTTGTCTCTCCATATTCCCCGCACAAAAAGTATCTAAGCTTCTCTTTGTAGTCCTGTTTGTTTTTTAAAGGGCCTTGTGCGTGTCTTAAGCGTTTAAGGAACTTTTGTACGTCGGGTTTGTGGAGAGTTGTTACTGTCTGACCTTCGTCAGTATCTACCCATATTTGATTTTCATCATCTAGGGTAAGTGTTAAAAAGACCCCACTACTGGAGTCTTTTGCCTCTTGTTCTAGTCGGAATGCCCATTCTTGGGAGCGTTGAATTAAACATTCTGTGCATTGTCCGCACTTGAATGTATTTAGTCCGATTGTTAGAGGGCTGATGCACATATTTTTTTTGTTAAAGTCTTATTCCGCCTCTTGAGGGAGAGTAACTTCTGATACGTCTAGACTTTTTTCGTCTTCTTGTTCTTCTCTTTCTGTATGCCATTGTATTCGGTTTAATTGAATATAAATTAGTGTAAATATGATAGTTGCGAGAAATACGTAAAGTATTGCTTTAAGGATGAAAAAGATTATGTCTATTGCCATGGTTGAAATATAGGCTATCTGGTTAAATTATCCCAATTGGCTGAACTATTGTATCTAGGGCCTAACTGAGGTTGTGAGCTTACTTTCCTGGTCGCTCCTTTTACGATTCCACCTGCGACTTTTCCGATTCCGCCTGTGATTGAGTTTATTAGATTTATTCCCATTCGTCCGTATAGTTGATAGATATAGTGCGCTGCTTCTGTGTCTATTAGGTCCTTTTGTGATTTATCTTTTTTCTCGCTTGTTTCCATTGATGCTAGTCTTTGCTTCATGATCCGTCTAATTAGGGGATTGAATGCAGCATCTTTGAATTGTTCTCTATCTGGACCCATTGCCTGGGATTGATAGAGGCTTTGTAGTGAGTCATAGAGTGCTTTGTCTGCTTTTGCGTTCTCCAGGAACGGTGCATATTCTGCTTTGGCTATTTCTTGCTTTGCTTTGGCTTGACCTATTTGGAAATTTTGGTATGCTGCCAATACGTTGGTTGGATCGAATGGTGCAGAGTATCTGTAGTCTGCTTTTGCTGCCTGGTATTTTGGTAGCTGTGCCGCTACTGTTTTAGCTCCGCCTGATCCGTAGATCATTGCAGGGTTTAGACCTGCTTCTCTGAGTCTTTCCATCTGTGCGGTCGGTGCATTGTACTCGTTTGCTCTGTTCCATTGCTCCAGGTCTTTCGACCATTGATATTCTGACATTTGTCTATTGTGAGCGAATTGTCTTTCGTCTCTTTTCTTCTCGTGTGCTGCTCTCATGTTTTGACCCCATAGTTCAAAAACTGAGTTGAGTGCTGCTACTGGATTTACTGGTCCGAATTCTAAGGGCATAATTGTATTATTTTAAGACTTGTGTGTGGAAACTTGGAATGATTGGCTGTCACTAGTACAGAAGACATCAAGTAGGTCTTCTGTACTCGCTGTAGTGACGTTTTGGATTATTGTAATAATTGGATGGTGCGCGTTCCGGGCAAGCAGTCTTTGAGCCAAGCTCAAAGTGATATCGTTTAAGTTACTTTTTGGTGACAACTTAAGCCCGGAGCGCACCTCGTGATACGACGTGTGACTCCGTAATGGTGAAAAGGCTTTTTGCTCTCGCACCGCGAAGGGGCGGTTTGAGTAAAGCGCTCCGCGAACGTGTAGTACCACGAATAGTATCAGTAGATACATGTTAGCTGTTAGTTTGTTTTACTTCCTCTGAAGCGTTGTTTTCTTGCATGGAATTTTCCTGGGTAGCTTGCTCGTTTATTTTGTTTTGCCTCGCTTGCTGTTCCGTTTTTTCTTCCATTTCTTGTTTTATCGCTTCTATTCTCTCCATGTTGGAGAGCTGGACCTGTTCTAATTCTGCCAGGTCCATGTTTGCTAACTCTCTTTTATCGTATTCTTCGTGGCTTATGTCGTCATCATCCCATTTTGCATCCCTTATTACATCCATTTGCAGCCCGTTGGCTGACTTTGCGATTAGGTCTGCGATTGAGTATGCCTCACCTGGTACGGTGAGGGTTTCTGGGGGGATGACTTCCTTTCTTATATCCTTTTCTGGATCGAAATTATTTCTATTTCTCATAGTGTTGGATTGTTAAAGTATGGCATAGGTCTAATGGCTGATACACTATTGTATATCTGTGCATAGAGTTTATCCTCTCCTGGATCTTTTACAGCGAAGATCCTGGGGTCTGGGTCTGCTTCTACGAAGGCCTGGTTTAATACTGGAGGGTTTGCGAATTGCCTGCCTAAATGCCAGTATGAGAGATTGTCTCTGAAATCACCATGAACTGATGAACATTTGTACTTGTATTCTGCATACCTGGACTGATAGCCGAATGTGCCTTCTTGGGTTGCTATATTGTCGAAATCTGCATATATCTCGTTCTGCATGATTTCCTGTTCACCCAGTTGTGCGAATTCTGGCCAGTAGTAATCGAATTTATCTGTCCTGGTCCAGGGCTTTTCTATGCCTTGTTGATAGGTTGCTTTAGGTAATACGGACATGATTCCGATTACATAGCCGTGTTCCTCGAATCGTTTTTTGAATCCGTTGGTCCGTCCAACGCTGATACCGTGTCCTGCCATGTTTCCTTGAGGTAGTCCTGCATTCTCCGAGGTTTCTCCTGTAGTGTTGAGTACTTCTGAGATTACGACTGGGTTCTTACCGCCTCCGAGGAATTCTGGGCGCTGTAGGCGAGCGTCTGAGCTACGAACACCGAAGTGTGATAGTATTTGCTCAATGTAACGTGAACCGCCTCTGGCGCTTCTCTCTAGCCATTCCTGGAGTCTTACAGATTTACGTAGATCGTTTACGTTTATTTCGTTTACGATATTGACTGGATCGCCTGAGCCCTGGATATTAAGTCCTGTGTTTCCTACCTGGTTTCCACCTGATATAAATTGTGTTTGGAGAGCTGCTCCTGTGGTCGCCTCTGATCCGTCCAGGTTGGTAACTTCTGTTCTGAATCCTGATGCGGTAGGTATTAGGGCTGTGTCGCCTCTTTGTGCCCAGGGCAATGCTGAGGTATAGTAGTCTTTTTCCCATGCTCTGCGCCTGATAGCGCATATTTTCTGCATTTCTGTGAGTCCAGCTGTGCCGTCTGTTTTGTCGTACTCGATGGCATCTGTTAGGTTTTGGTCTCTGTAGTATTCATTGTAGATTTCTGTATATGCTCTGAAGGGCAGACCTGATACATATTGGTTGTCTGTTCCTACAAATCCGTCCATTGTAGGGAGTCCGAAGTAGTCGGATAAGTTGCCTTTTGTGAATAGTGATTTTGAAACCTGGTTCATTACTACCTGGGGGTGCTCTGGCATCTCTGTGCCGTCTTTGCCGCCTGTGATGAATGATTCCCAGTTGTCCCACACGATTCTATTTGGGACGAAGAAGTAATGCGTATAAACATTAATTCTGTGCATAACTGGGGCTGTGAGAGGGCTCATTCTGAGTAGTAGCTCTGTATTGACTTTGAAATTGTCTCCTGGAACTATCTCTTCCAGGTAGATAGGTATTAATTCGCCCATAT